TCTCTGGACAGAGGATCAACATCAAGATATGACCTTCAAGTTATATAAAGCTAAGTTTACATCTAAATCAGGTTCAGTATTCTTCAATAATCCTGATTTGGATGAAAGTAATGGTTATGGAACTGGGTTAATCAACAATCCTCTGTTCACACTTTCAAAAACAGGATCAATTGGTATAACTACAAACTTAGGTATGGGAACATTACTCTCACCAGGTCGAAAAATTTGTGGAGGGCATCGAAATTCAACAGCTGTAATTACAGGAACTGGAAGCACGGTAAGTGATGTTACACTTCTAAAAGGAGGAACTAATTACTCGACAGCTGGTCCTGACACTAATAATGTGGGCACATTTGCCATCACTGGTAAGGGTTCTGGACTTAGATTAAATTTAACTGTTGGTTCCGATGGTGTTATCACTGGATTTGATGGTTCCGAACCGATAGTTGCACATGGAAATGGTTATCAAGTTGGAGACGTTGTTGGTATCGTTACGAGTGACGTTGGAACAAAGGGGGGACGAGGAACTGGTGCAGAGATAACAATTTCAGGTTCCAATGGCATTGATACACTATTTTTAACGAATATACAGGCAGACGAAAGTCCAAATGGATTCCAAGCTGGAACCCAGATCAAATATTTCACTGATGCTGGAGGTGTACAAGGAATAGGTGCTACAGGTGCTATTATTAATGGTGGAGTTAATTTTGATGGTGGATTACATGCTGGTAATGTAATGTTTGTCGATCAATTTAATCATGGAATGTACTCTACATCAAATAAAGTAAAATTAAGTGATATTGAGTCTGATGTTGAACCAACTGTAATAACTGCAGACTTAAGCAAAACAGAAACATCTATCATCAGTGTTGCATCAACATCTCAATTTGCTAATTTTGAGGGAATAGCAGTGGGTGCTGCAAACACTGGATATGTTAAAATAGGTAGTGAAATTATAGGATATGAAGGTGTTGGAGTGAATGAATTATTAATCGGTAGTGGTCAAAGAGGTGTTGATGGTACAATAATAATTGATCATTCATTTAATTCAGTTGCCAAGAAACACGAAATTGCTGGAGTATCAATAAGAAGATTAGAGACGACTGATACAACAGGTCTTTCAGTAACTACTCCTATAGATCTCGATGATTATCACGTAACCTTTGATAGATCAACTAATGGAAAGAAAAGAGATGTATTTGATACTACTGATAATTCCCCTCAATTATCATTTAATAGTGATGCATTTTTAGGTGGATCAAATGTAAAAGCAACCCAGAATATACTGTATAGTGCTTTAGTTCCAAGATATGATATATTAACTCCAACTGGTGTGAATGGTGCTGTAACAGGCATAGAGGCATCAATTAGAAGTGTTTCTGGTACAAGTGTAAGTGGGAACGAAATATCATTCGTAGATGAAGGATTTGAAAATGTTCAAATTAATAGTATTAATTCATTTGATAAAGTTAAATTGGTGGCATCCAAATTAAATGAAAACCAATACTTAACTAATCTACCATCAAATAAATCATTTACAACTATTCTTAATCTAACTACAAATGATGAAAATATATCTCCTGTGGTTAGATTGACCAGTGGTTCTGAAACTGAGTTTATAAGTCATAGATTAAATAACCCAATTGGTTTAGAAAATTATGACACTGATGGTCGTGTGAATTCACTTACTGACGATCCTCATTATGCAATTTACGTTTCAAACACAGTTTCATTAAGTAAACCAGCCACTTCATTAAAAGTATTGTTGAGTGCATTTAGATCTCAATCCTCAGATTTTAGAGTTCTTTATAGTTTAGATAAATCAGATTCAAGTGAAATAGAACAAGAATTTGAACTATTTCCTGGTTTTAAAAATACAACTAAAACGGATAATGATGGTTTTATTGTAACTGATGAATCAAAAAATGATGGTAGACCTGATACAATAGTCACACCAAGTGAAAGTAATCAATTTAAGGATTATCAATTTACTGTTGATAATTTACCTGAATTTACAGGATTTACTATAAAAATTGTAATGTTAGGAACAAATCAGGCTCAACCACCTAGAATTAAAGATTTAAGAGCAATTGCAGTTAGATAATGATTAAAGTAGAAGGTCACTCTCACTTATACAGAGATGAAACAACTGGAGCGATTATTAATTGTGATGATAGTGGTTATGATCAATATGTAAAATCTTTAACTTATAGAAAAAATCAAAAGGAAGAACTTAATAATATGAAAAAAGAACTTGATGAGATAAAGTCTTTACTCAAAATTTTAGTGGAGGGTAAAAATAACTCATAAATATAATTAGAAAATACTATTGAAATAGATGTCAGCTGTATATGTTTCAAATTTAATAATAAACACAGGAGCAACTTTTAGTCAATCTTTCGACTTATTAGATTCTGAAAGTTCTGGTCCTTTGAATTTGAATGGGTTTACTGTTGCATCACAATTTAGAAAACACGCAGGTAGTAGTACAAAAACTGATTTTACAACCGCAATAACAGATGCTACAAATGGTCAGATATCCATTAGTTTAACATCCACACAAACTGCTGCCATATCAAAACCAGGACGTTATGTTTATGATGTTGTAATAGACAGTGGAAGTGTAAAAACCAGAGTAATTGAGGGTTCAGTTCTTGTTAGGGAGGGAGTGACGAAATAATGACTGTAAAGGTAAGAGTTGAACAATCACCATTAAAAGTTAGAGTTGGTCAGGCAGATGCGATAAAAATATTATCGAGTGCACCCATTGGATCTAAAACAGTTGAAAATGTTGTGGGTGGAATCGCTGATGTTACTGCGTTAAATGTATCTGGTATCTCAACATTTGCTGGTAATATTAATTCAAATGGGAATATTGTAGGTGATAATGAGACAAATATTTCAGGTATAAGTTCCGTAACTGCAACATCATTCTTTGGTGACGGTTCTGGATTAACTAATACTGGTGCAGTATTAAGTGCAGCATCTGGTTCTCAGAGATTAATTTTATCAAGTTTGACATCAGGTATTATGGTAAGTGCTGCAACTGACGCAGATTTATCCTTTAATGCCACGAGTAATTTATTAAGTACGGGAAAACTGCTTGTTGCTGGTATTTCTACATTTAATGATAATGCAATCATTGATGGATCATTAACAGTTGGTTCCAATCATAGTACTATTACAGGTGGAGCACCAACCGACCAAGGAAATCTAGCCGTTTATGGAACTGGAAAAAATAGTTTAATTATTCAGACTACTAGTAATGGTGATGATCGTGGTATTGCATGGAGAAACTCTGGTGATGCATATGTTGCTTATATTTCTGCTGTAAATCGTGGATTTTCACAAGCTGATTTAATATTTGGTGTTGACAGTTTTAATACCAACATAGATTCGATTTCCGAGAGGATGAGAATCACAAAAGAAGGTGATGTTGGTATTGGAATCATTAATCCATCAGCAAAATTAGATGTTGCAGGAAATCTAAATATCACAAACGATGCAAATGTAACAGGGACACTTACTGCTGGATTAATCGATGGAGGCTCATTCTGATGGCAAAACCAAGCACTAGACAAGGACTTATTGACTACTGTTTTCGAAAATTAGGTGCGCCAGTTTTAGAAGTAAACGTAGATGATGATCAAGTAGATGATTTAGTTGATGATACTATTCAATATTTTCAAGAACGTCATTATGATGGTATTGAAAGGATGTATTTAAAATATAAAATAACTCAGGATGATATCAATAGAGGGCAAGCATCGGGAACTTCTGGAGTTGGAATTGTAACCACAACTGGTATATCAACTAATACAGCAGGAACAGTCACAAGTAATTTTTATGAAACTTCAAACTTCTTATCAGTCCCAGATGCTGTTGTAGGAGTAAATCGTATATTTAAGTTTGATACGAGTTCTATTTCAGGTGGAATGTTTAGTATTAAATATCAGTTATTTTTAAATGATCTTTATTATTTTAATTCAGTAAATCTTCTTCAATATGCGATGACTAAAAGATATCTTGAGGATATTGATTTTTTACTCACAACTGATAAGCAAATAAGATTTAATAAGAGGCAAGATAGATTATATCTTGATATTGACTGGGGTGCACAGGATGTAGATACGTTTATTGTTATTGATTGTTATCGTGCTTTAGATCCTGATTCATTCACACAGATATATAATGATCCATTTGTAAAATTATACCTCACCACACTTATCAAAAGACAGTGGGGACAAAATCTTATAAAGTTTCAGGGTGTTAAATTACCAGGTGGATTGGAATTAAATGGAAGACAAATATATGATGATGCTGAAAGAGAAATGGAAGTGATAAGAGAAAGAATTGCGAGAGAGTATGAGATGCCTCCTCTTGATTTTATTGGGTGATGACTAATGGCACTAAATCCCTTTTTTCTACAAGGATCGCAAAGTGAGCAGAGACTTGTTCAAGATTTAATTAATGAACAATTAAAAATTTATGGTGTAGAGGTTATATATTTACCTCGTAGAATTGTAAATAAAGATAGTATTTTTACAGAAATACAATCATCAAAATTTAGTGATAATTTTGCAATTGAAGCTTACGTCAATACATTTGA